ATGAGCCGTACCCAAGCCCCTGGCTGGCACAAGGAAGACATCAAGGCCGCCATCCGCAAGCGGGGCACCACGATGAACGCGCTGGCGCGCGAGCGTGGCCTGCCGCCGTCCACCGTGCGCAATGCCTTGGGCCGTCCCGCCTTTTCGGGCGAGCTGGCGATCAGCCAGTTTCTCGGTGTGCCCGCGCACGAACTGTGGCCGGATCGCTGGACACCCGACGGCCGGCGCATTCGCCCCCGCTACGCCCACAAGTATATCGAACCGGAATGCGGCGGCCAGGCTAACGCGCCGGCGTAGTTTTCACACGTCAATTCTAACGCTCAAGTGTTCCGAGCGCACCGGAAACCGTACTGAGGTGACAAGGGAATATCAAAAAATGAGTAAACGTCAACGCGCAGCGCGTACCGAGGCGGCCGAAGGCCAACTCGCGCTCAATTTTGATGTGTTTGCCATCGACACGCCCAGCGGCGTGGTGGCCGTCAAGGGCGAGAACATCCTGGATGCTGCTATCCGCCAGGCCCTGGTCGTTGTGCTGGATGCGGCCTTTGGCCGGGGCCTGTCCCGCGAACGTGTGGCCGAACGTGTGGCCGAACTGCTCAGCCGTCCCATCAACAAATCCCATCTCGATCTGTGGACGGCGCCCAGCCAGGCCGACCGGCGTATCCCGGTCGATGCCTTCATGGCGATCATGATCGTTTGCGAGGATTTCAGCCCGCTGGAATGGATGGCGCATCACGTCGGCCGCAAGGTGCTGACTGCCGACGAGGCGCTGTGTGCCGAATTTGGGGCGATGGCCGTGCTGGATCGCCACATCAAGGCCAAGCAGCGCGCCATCGAAGGCCAGATGGACGAGAAGCTGCTCGGTCAACTGATGCACCGGATCAAGCGGGCCTCCAAATGAGTGCTCTGATAAAAACCCACTACAGCGCGGCGGAATTGGCAGCCATGCGGTTGGCTGGCCTACCAACGACCAAAGCAAACGTGATTGCGATGGCATTAAGGGAGGGCTGGGTCAGCCAGCCACGCTCTGGTCGCGGCGGTGGCTATGAATACGCGCCTCCCGCCAACGTGCTAGCAGCTATCAAAGCCAAGGCCGCCGAACAGTTGGCAGCAACGCTGCCCGCACCGTCGCTGCCCACGCGCCGCGAAGAGCAGTTGCCGCTGATCGAAACCGAAGCCCAGGCGCTCAAGGCCGATGCCCGCAAAGGCGTGCTGCTGGCGCTCGACCTGCTGATGCAGCGCTCGGGCTATCCGATGAAGAAGGCCGCCGCCGTTCTGATCGACATGGCCCGCATTGGCTCCGCCAACGAGCAGTTGGTCGGCATGCTCAAGATGGCCCGCGACGAGCGCGGCCGCAAGAGCCCGGACGGCCTGCCGAGCGTGCGTAGCGTGCTGCGCTTTGTCGAGTACGAGCGCGGTGGCATGCTGGCGCCGAAAAAGCGTGAGCGGGACATGAGCGTGCCCGACTGGGCGCCGTTCTTCCTGGGCCACTACCAGCGCCCGGAAAAGCCCACGGTCGAGCATGCGTATCGCCAGTTCGTTCGGGATTGGCTGCTGGCGCAGCCGATGCGACCAGCGCCGAGCGTGTGGCAGGTGCGCCGCTTCCTGGCCAAGGTCGGTAACGTGTCGCGCGAGATCGGCCGGATGGGCGAGCGTGAACTGAAGACACTCAAGCCTTTCATCCGGCGCGGCTTCGAGCACCTGCTGCCGGGCGACATCTACAGCGCGGACGGGCACACGTTCGACGCCGAAGTGCAGCATCCGTTGCACGGCCGCCCGTTTCGGCCGGAAATCACGACCGTCATCGATATCGCCACCCGCCGCGTGGTCGGCTGGTCGGTCGGGCTGGCGGAGTCCGCGCTGGCGGTGCTCGACGCGCTGCGCTATGCCTGCCTCAACGGCGGGATCTGCGCGGTGTTCTATGTGGACAACGGCTCCGGCTACAAGAACGAGATGATGACGGACGTGGCCACCGGCTTCATGGGCCGCCTCGGCATCGAGATGGTGAACAGCCTGCCGTACAACTCGCAGGCGCGCGGCGTGATCGAAAAGCTGCACCAGACCATCTGGGTGACGGCCGCCAAGGAACTGCCCGGCTACATCGGCCACGACATGGATCGCGAGGCGAAGCTGCTGACGTTCAAATTGTCCCGCAAAGCGATTGCCAAGCCGGGCGAAGTGATCACGATGCCGCTGATGGCCTGGCCGGCGTTCGTGGCCTTCTGCGAGCAGAAGGTGGCCGAGTACAACGACCGCCCCCATCGCAGCCTGCCCAAGCTGACCGACCCACAGACCGGGCGCCGGCGCCACATGACGCCCAACGAAAAGTGGGCGCAGCACGTCGCGCAAGGCTTCGAGCCCCATCGCGTGGCCGACGACGAAGCCCGTCCGCTGTTCCGCCCGCAGGTGCTGCGCACGGTGCGCCGCTGCGAGCTGGAGGTGTTCGGCAACCGGTATTTTGCCCGCGCCCTGGAAGAGTTCCACGGCACCCAACTGCGCGTCGGCTATGACATCCACGATCCGCAGATCGTGTGGGTGTACGACGAGGACGGCCGGTTCCTCTGCACCGCAGAGCTGGATGCCAACAAGCGCGACTACATGCCGAAGTCAGTCATCGAGCGCGCCCGCGAGAAGCGTGCCGCCGGCCGCGAGAAACGCCTGGAAGCCAAGCTGGTCGAGGTGCGCGAAGAGTTGCGCGGCGCCCCGGTGCTGGAGCACAGCGACACCGTCACCATCCCCGGCTTCATGACGATCAATCGCGAGCAACTCGCCCAGCGGGCGCGTGAAGTCGAGGCCAGCGAGCCGGTGTCAATGGTCGCGCCACACCCGGTGGCGGACGTGATGCCCGCGCCAATCACGGAAACGACGGCCTGGGGCGTGCCCGCCACGCCGGAAGCGCGTTGGGCCGAATGGCTGCGCCTGAATCAACTGAACGAGGAGGAAATCGACGACGAGAAAGCAAGGAAATGGCGGCACACCTATCAGGCGACCGCCGAATTTCGGACTTACCAACGGAAAACCGCATAACGATGCCGCACCGCTGCAACGGCAATGCGCATCGCCTTGACCATCGAACAGTTGACGCAGGAAGGCTTCGTGGTCATCGGTATCGAGTACTCGAGCGGTGCGAAACCCACCGTCCAGGTGCAAACGTGCTCCCTGTGCCGCGCGCTGGTCGAGCGCGGCGAGGCGACGTACTACCGCAGCGGCCGAGGTGAGTGCGGCCACTACCGCACAGGCCAATTTCAGCGCAACGGGTGCCGTGTGTTGTGGACCGAGCAAGGCCATTGACGGGAGGCGCAATGAAAGTCAAATGTCCCGCCTGCGGAGCGGTCGCCAGCCTCGATGCTCTGATCGGGCACGACGGCGCGCGCGAAGCCGTATTGGCCGCTCTCCAGATGCCCGCACCGCTCGCGAAGGTGCTGATCCAGTACGTCGGCTTGTTCCGACCGGCTACGCGAGAGCTGTCTTTCGACCGGCTCGCCAAGCTGCTAGGTGAACTGCTGCCCGACGTCAATGCACAGCGCATCGAACGCGGTGGCCAGGTGTTCGATGCGCCGATCGAAGCATGGATCGAGGCGTTGGGTCAGGTGCTGGCCGCGCGGGAGTCGGGGCGGCTCAAAGTGCCGCTGAAAACTCACGGCTATCTCTACGAGGTACTGGCAGGCACGCGCGTCTCGTCGACCTCGGTGATGACGGCGGAGCCGGCGACCGCCCCACGCCAGATGGGCAAGGTCGCTGCCGGCCTGGCGGCACTCGAGCAATTCAAGCATGGCTAACGATCTCGCGTGGCTGCGCGCCGAAGTCGGGACGGGCCTGCAAAAGCTGGTCCTGCTGCGCCTGCCTGGTGCGCCGTCGGCCGAGTTGCTTGCAGCCACCGCAGCGGTGTGGCTTGAAGCGCTGGAGAACCGAACGAAGCGGTGCTCGCGGAGGCGCTGGACGCGGCGACGAGTGAAATTGAAGCGTACCTTGCTGGCCGGTACGCGCTGCCGCTGGCGTCCGTGCCGAAGGTCGTGGCCGGCTTTTGCTGCGACATCGCGCGCTTCCAGTTGTGCGGCCACGGGACGTCAATGACCGACGAGATTCGCAAGCGCTACGACGCGGCCATCGGCTTCTTCAAGTTGGTGGCGGATGGCAAGGTGACGCTCGGCGTTGCGCCGGCCGGTGACGTGCCCCAATCCGACAACGCGGTTCATTTCGTGCCAGGCACCCGCGTGTTTGGCCGAGACGTTCGCTAATCGCTATGACCCATATCCCGATCATTACCGCGATCGAGCTGGGCATCGTCGACCGGCTGACGCGCGGTCTCGGCCGCATGGTGTCGGAGGTCAAGACCTACGGCGGCGAGTTCGATGACGACGAGCTGGACGAAGTGGTGCGCCGCTTCCCTGCCGCATGGGTCACTTTTGGTGGCGTTAAACGTACCGACCCGCACGGAACCAGCAAGGGGAAGTGGAAGGCCGAAGCGGTGTTTGTCGTGATGGTCGGCGCTCGCAGTGTCCGCAGCGAAGAGGCAAGCCGGCATGGCGGCGCCAGTCAGGTGGAAGTCGGCACCAACCTCCTGATCGCGTCGGTTCGCAAGTTGCTGACGATGCAGGATCTGGGGCTGCCCATTCGAGAGTTGGAACCCGGTTCGGTTCGAACGTTGTTCAACACGCAAGTGCGGCGCGAGGCGATGTCCGTATTCGCCCTCGAATTCCGGACGGCATGGATGGAGGAAAGCCTCTTTCTCGGCGCGTATCCCCAGGGCGCTGTGGAAGACCCGAACGGTCTGGGAGCGGTTTTCGAGCAGTACGGCGGCAAGCTCGATCCGCCGACACCGGACTGGAAAACCACGGTGCTCAAGTACTACTTGCAGCCCAAGGACAGCGGCACCCAAGGCGAACCGGATGCCGAGGACAGAGTGTAGATGAAAGAGGAGTGACCCATGTTGGTGAAAGCACGAACCGGCCTGCGCGTGCCGAAAGAACGCGCTTCGCGCGAGTACATCACGGATACGGATGCAATTGAGGTGCCGGATACCGTGTATTACCGCCGTCGAGTTGCGGAAGGCGATCTGGTCATCCAGGGCGCCGAAGGTGCCGTTGTGACGCCGGCCACGGCCGACGGCAAGAAGTCCACTAAGGGAGCGTAATCCATGGCAAGCCCTAACGTCAGTTTTGACACCATCCCGTCCGGTCTGCGCAAGCCGGGACAGTACGTCGAGTACAACACGCGGCTCGCGGTCCGCAACCTTCCGACCAACGAGCAGACTGTGCTCATCGTCGGCCAACGTTTGGCTGGTGGCGCAACGCCGGCCTTGACGCCGATCGACATTTTCTCCGGGGATCAAGCCGCCAGCGCATTCGGTGCCGGTTCACTCGCCCATCGAGCCGCAGTCGCCGCCATCAAGGCCAACAAGTATGTGACGCTGACGGTGATTGCTGTCGACGACGCGGCGGCGGGCCAACCGGCCAAGGGGACGGTCGAGTTCGCGGGCACGGCAACGGCCGACGGCGCATTCGCGTTGTATGTCGCAAATGACCGCGTGGACGTTGCGACCTATGCGGACGACACCGCCGCAATGATCGCCGCTCGCCTGGTCGACACGATTACGCAGACCGAAGCTCTGCCGGTGACCGCGACGCTGGCGGACGCGAAGGTCACCATCACGGCCAAGAACAAGGGCGAGATGGGCAACGCGATCAAGCTCGACCAGTTCAACCGGTCGGCGGGCGTCACCGCTACCATCACCGCCATGGCCGGCGGTCTGAACGATCCGGACATCTCGCCCGCCCTCGACGCGGTCTTCGGGGCAACGTACAACATCTACGTGTCGTGCTGGAACACGCAAGCGACGCTCACGAAGCTGCGGGACCACCTCAAGACCATTTCCAACGCGATCGAAAAGCGCTCCGCGATCGGCGTCGTGGGCACGCCCGACACGCTCTCGACCGGTACGACGTTGGCCGGGGCGCTCAACGCCGAGCGCATTACCATCGGATGGCATCGTGGGTCGGTGTGTTTGCCGGCCGAGATTGCGGCTGGCTATGCAGCCGTGGTCGCGAGCGAGACCGACCCGGCGCGCCCGCTGAACACGCTCGTCATCGAGGGGCTGGATGTCACGCCGGTGACGATGCGGCCGAGTCGCACCGAGCAGGAGAAGGCGCTTCACAACGGCGTGACGCCATTGGAGATCGGTCCGGGCGACACGGTGCAGATTGTTCGTGCCATCACCACCTACACCAAGAACAGTACGGGGGCTGACGACCCCGCACTGTTGGACCTGACCACGATCCGCACGCTGGACTACTTCCGCAAGGCCGTCGTGCAGCGAGTCGCGCTGCGCTTTCCGCGCGACAAGCTGTCCACCCGTACTCCGCCGAAAGTGCGAAGCGAGATCCTCGACGTGGCCATCAAGTGCGAGGAACTGGAAATCCTCGAAAACGTGGACGCGCACAAGGGCATGTTGATCGTTGAAAAGGACTCGCAGGACGCCAATACGCTGAACGCGGCGATCCCCGCCGACATCGTCAACGGGCTGCACATTTTCGCTGGTCGCATCGACCTGATCCTGTAAGGCCGATCAATCTCACGCAACTAAGGAGCCAACCATGGCATTGGAAGAATACGTCGGCGCCATCGTGCTGGAAGTTGATGGTGTCGAGGCCGAAGTGGTGTCGATGAGCGTCGACTCCCAGACCGGCAAGAAGCCGGTCAAGACGATGAACCGCACCGGCAAGGTGAATCCGCCCGCACCGAGCAGGCCGTGCAGCGCGACGTTCAGGCAACCGAAGGGGCGTATGTTCGGGCGCACCGCAATATCCTCACCTCTTCGCAGCGACTCGCGAGCGCGCGTCAGCAGCTCGACACGCGTACAGATCAAGCCATCCGCCGCGAGATCGACCAAACGGTCGCCGCGTACAACAGGTTGTATCGAGCGGGATTCGCGTCGGCCAACGAGCAGGCCCGCGCGTTTCGGGCGTTAACTCAGCGACTGGCCGAACTGAACAGGGAGCTGCGCAACGTCGAGCAAACCGAGGGGCGATTGGCCCGTGGCGGCCGTGCCATGGCGAACCTGTGGCGTGCGGGAAGCGCTCTGGCCGGGGGCGCGGCTGGCGCGATGGTTGTGGCTCCGGCCGTGCGCGAAACGATGGCGTATGACCGGCGCTTGGCGATGATGGCCAATACGGCGTTCTCCGACCGGGACGTGGCGGGACGCCGGGCGGGGATGACGGAGCTGACCACTACGGCACCGACTAGCGCCGAGCCGCCATCGGCCCCCTGATTCGCGGAGGTGACCATGTTTGCCCTGTATCCCATCCTCGTGCTGGCGTCGCTGCTCATGACGCTACTCGCCTGGGCCCTCGCCCCCGCCCTCGCGGCCGTGGCAGACGACTCCGGCAACCTGCCGCGCGGGTTGCGGTGGTTCCAGACCTTCGATGCGACGCTCGACGCTGGGTGGCAGGACGGCTATCTCGACGCGTCGTGGGGAACCACACCGCTGCGGCGCTTTCTGGCTAGGGTGTGGTGGCTCTATCGCAATCCGGCCTACGGGTGGGACTACGGGCCATTCGGCGTGCCGTTCAAGGCGGCCGACTGGCGGGTACTGCGCTACGTCGAGCGGCCCGACCTGGTGCTTTTCATCGCCATCGGTCGCGGCGGTGCCTTCAACGTGTATTGCCACGCTCGCTGGGGCATGGCCAAGCTGGGCTGGAAGGCGTGGAATCGGTGGGATGGTCGTGACTGGGGCGCTCCCGCGTGGGCCGGTTATGAGCGCATCCCGCTGTGCTTCACCGTGAACCCGTTCAAGCGCAGGACGCTGGCGGCCGCAGCAGATCAATGAAAGAAGACGCGGCGAAGTGCCCGGTGTTGGCGCACCAGGCACGCCCCGCACCCGCAGATGACGCCTGCGAGCTTGGCAAGGCCGCGCCACCCCTGCAGAGGCGGCGTAAGCCTACCACACTTGACGAAGGCAATGCACAACGCATCTCCCATCATCCCCTGGCTGGGCGGCAAGCGCCGGCTGGCCGACAAACTCATTCCACTATTCCCGCCGCACGAGTGCTACGTCGAGGCATTCGCCGGCGGTGCCGCGCTGTACTTCCTCCGGCCCGTGCCGGCGCCGGTCGAGATCATCAACGACGTCAACGGCGAGCTGGTGAACCTCTACCGGGTCGTGCAGCACCACCTCGAAGAGTTCGTCCGCCAGTTCAAGTGGGCGCTCAGTAGCCGGCAAGTGTTCAAGTGGCAGCAAATGACGCGGCTTGAGACGCTGACCGATATCCAACGGGCCGCCCGGTTCTACTACCTGCAGCACCATGCCTTCGGTGGCAAGGTGGCCGGCCAGACCTTTGGGACGGCCACCACGGCCCCGGCCGTCAATCTGTTGCGGATCGAGGAATCGTTGTCGGCCGCGCATCTGCGCCTGGCCGGAACCCACGTCGAAAGCCTGCCCTGGCACGAGTGCGTTACCCGCTACGACCGGCCGCATGCGTTCCTTTATCTCGACCCGCCATACTGGCAGACCGAGGGCTACGGCGTCCCGTTCGAGTTCAGCGAGTACGAGGCGATGGCTGACTTCATGCGATCCGCGCGCGGCAAGGTCATGGTGTCGATCAACGACCATCCCGACATCCGGCGCGTGTTCGACGGCTTGCACATGCTCGACCTGGACATCCGGTACTCGGTGGCAAACAGCCACGGACGGCCGTCGACGAGCCGCGAGTTGGTCATTACCAACTGGGAGCCGGGTGTGATGGAGGGGCTGTTTTGACGGTGCCCGACGGTCAAGCGGTGCCTGGCCCGCGCGAATTTGCGCGGATTGCCGGCGCCCGAGCGCGCTACGTGCAATCTTGGCGACCAGCTCGCGGCCGTCCGGATGGTAGTAGCGCAGCAGCATGCGCGTGTCCTTATGGCCGCTGATCTTGGCCAACTCGTGCAACTCAAAAATTGGCGCAAGCGTCGACGTGGCTTCGTGCCGCAGGTCGTGCAGGCGCAGGTCGATGAAAAACGCCGGGTTCGGGCGGCGACCGTGTCGCCGGCACATTGCCTCGTAATCTTGCCTCGCCCGTTGCCTTGCCCGGATGAAGGCGCGAGTCACAGCGCCCGGTGTCATCGTGAAAACCCGACCACGCGGTGGCCGACCCGCGAGGTGCTGTCGCAGGGCTTCGCGTGCCCACGGCGTCAGCGGCACGTCCCGGGAGGTACCGTTCTTGGTATCGAGCAGGCGCACGATGCCGTGCCGCAGGTCGACGTGCTCGCGCCGGATGCCGCAGAGTTCTCCGCGCCGCATCGCAATCTCGGCCGCCAGCGTTACGATGACGGGCAGTTCGGCCGAGCGGGTCGACCTGACGATCCAGTCCAGTTCGCTACGGGGGCACTCAGATTCAGGGACGCCGCGTAGCCTGATGCGGGTGATCACGCGCCGGTCGCGAGCGTCGTCGACGGTCGGCCGACGCACGAGTTGTACCGGGTTGGCCAGGTCGGGCCAGCCCCAGTCTTTGCGGGCGACGGTGTACACATGGGAGAGCATGGCGAGTCTCCGAACGACCGTGGCCGGCGCTTTATCCTGCAGCCACTCATCGCGGATGGCGATGAGGTCGGTGTTGCGGATACGGTCAATCGGCCGGCCGGCGATGCGGGTCGACAGCCAGGTGCGGGCGATGGATTGCTCGGCGGTGGCGCCTTTCTTCAAGACGGACACCTCGGTGAGGTAGCGGTAAATGGCGGCGGAAAGGGTGGGAGGCGTGATACGGCGGAGGCGGGAGGGCTTCATGCAAAGCCACAATCATGCCGTAGTGACAAAATCTACGCAAAAGTCGTTGCTTGATCAGTGCCAAATGCGACGCAAACGGGTGCCAAAACGCGCGCCGCGCTACAATGGATGGCCTCGGCTCGCACGACCGCGCCAATGAAAAAGCCAGTCCTGAGGAACTGGCTTTCGCTTCGTGCGACGCGCACAAATGAAAACGGCTTCCATCGCTGGAAGCCGTTTTCGCATTTGGTGGCGAATCAGGGAGATTCCGGGCTTTTTGTAAATCCCCTGATAAATCAACAACTTGCCATTCTGGCGGGTGGGGTTGCGAATGAAAAAGTGACACCCCAAGTGTCACACGTTCGCCCCCAATCGGCAAGTAGCGATCTGGCACTTGCGATTGGAGTCGTGTAACAATGAGTAAGGCAACGAGCCTGCCCGAATACATTTCTCGGAAATCGGGGTTTCTAAGGAGAGTTTATGGGTAAGTGTAAATATTGTGGGTCAACGACAACGGCAGGTGGTGGTTGCTCGAAGAGTCCAACGAAAACTCATGTAGTTTATGAACCGCTGAAATGTATTTATTGCGGTTCCAAGACAACGGCGGGTGGTGGGTGTAGCAAGAGCCCCTCAAAAGGGCATGTTGTCGACGCGGGGCCGAAGAAGTGCATTTACTGCGGGTCAACGACATCAGCAGGTGGCGGTTGTAGTAAGAGCCCCACAAAAGGGCATGTTCTGGGTGGTGGGATAATGTAAGCGGGGTATTTATGGAAATCTCAAAAGAAGATAAAAAGAGAATTAAGGCGCTTGCCTCCGAGGGTAAGACCATTTCTGATATTTGGGGACAATTCAAAAAAACTTACCCTGACGCGGAGTACGTAGATATTTATTGGATTGTTTATGGTTCAGGTGGTCAAAGTGCTTTGGGTGTTAAAAGAACAATCACAAACAGAATCAACGAACTTGTTACCCTGAAGGACAAAAATAGATTCAATGAGGTGGTGGACGAATTGCAGGAGCTCGTCAATCACCTCTACAAAGAGCATAAGAAAAACAGAGACAAGTTGGCAAAAATTCGGGAAGCTCTTGGAGAGTGAGATAATCAAAAAGCCAGTCGTGTGACTGGCTTTTTGTTTTGATTTCCAAGATTTGACTATTTCTAAAAATTTCTTAAATTGGAAATAACACCTTGCCGAGTGTATGAGGTCAATATAATCATCCGATTTAAAAAGTCAAGATTAAATTGCTCCATACTGGAAGGTGTGGGGCAATTTTTTTATCTGTCGACTACCGTTCACTGTTCGGGAAGTTGCCCAGCAACGCAGAAGGCTCGTCAAAATAAAAACTGACTGCGTATCTCCAACCAAAATTCCATAGGAGATAGACGATTGCGAACCATTGGAATTTATTCCAAGAGGGGTGCTAGAAGAGACGTTAGCAGAGCACAAACGAGAGGCGTAATCTCAGACCGTGCTAACGGGGACATTTAAGGTCCTGAACTGAGAAAGCGGAGCGCTTAAATCGACTCCCTCCGGGTATGTAGCAAAGTACTAAGCTCGGCATTGCCACCCACCACAGATTTAATTTTCTGGGGCAAGGGTGAGGCTTTGCCGGGCTTAGTAGTCTGAAAGACTAATAACCCGGTAAAGACTCAAAGACACATCAGTCTTTCGAAGAAAGACTATATAAAATACAGTACAAATTCAGCACAGAATACGATATAGAAAACCATCCATAGAGATCTGTACCCGCAGGGAAATAAAAGAATAGATAGAAATAAAACGGACGGCGAGCGATTAAATCGCGTTTTTTCGAGGTTTTTTGTATAGAATGCTGTCCTGCTCAGGGCCTGCCCTGTTTGGTTCAATTTCAGGAGTGGATTTATCCAAATTGGACCTAAACTCACCGAGGACCTTGGAAATTTCCTGCACTTCGTTTGGTGTTGGGTTGGGTGAACCTGTTAAAGCCTCCAACTGCATAGCCTGATAATCCAACTGGTCCAATAATTTGGCATTCTGCTTTGTGGTTTTATCCACCTCCAAAAATTCCTTGAGCCCAATAACTTTTTTTGCTTTGGCTGAAACCCTCGCAAAAATCGGCTTTAAAGTCGCCTGCAACTTAGCAGGATTGAGCCTGCCCCATAGCTTTACCTTTCCAACTTCCTCATAGAGTTCCCATAGGCTTTTGTGATACTCGGCATAAGCGGTTTTTGCTTTCTCCGCTTTGGCATAAAATTCCTTGATTGTGGTGTGGTGGGCTCGCTTGGTGGGATCTCCACGCTCAAAACCCAATGCCTCCACAGCCTTGTGGTACTTATCCTGATAGGCCGTCATTTTGGCTTTGCCGTCAAACCAGTACCCAGCACCTAACTTCTTGGTTTTTGGGTTCACAGGCTTAAAAATCACGTGAATATGAGGGGTTGTTTCGTCTTTGTGTAGCACCGCCAAGGCTATGTTGTTAGCACCCCATTCTTTGCGGGCAAAATCCATTGTAGATTTAACCCACTCATCTAATTGCCTTTTGTCTTTGAATTCAGAGGCCCCAAAAAAGACATCCACAAAACGGCAGGCATTCTTTTTTGTGCCCTTTGGCACCTCACAGAGGAAGCCCATAATGTCATCTTTTTTCTCTAAAGTGACATTTTTTGACGTCTTGGAGGGGTTCGAATTGGCGACATGAACCAATCGCAAATGGTGATTTATCAGGTAGGAGGCTGATCCAACGTTTGTGTACTTTTTTATTCTTGTTATCGCGTAATTTGCCATTGTTTTTCTTCTGCTACCTATTAAGCATAGCGTGAAAAAATGGCTTGGCAAATTATAGCGATTTGAGGTGTTTATCAACGTCAGTTGTACGGGGCAAGTACACCCCGTAACTCACTACGGGGTGCAAGCACCCCCACGGCACTTCGTGCCTGGCTCGTCCTGCGGAGCTAGAACCAAAAGCATGGGGCAGGCCCCTTGCCCCCTTCCGAATGCCAATAAAAAATGCCACTCTTCGGTGGCATTCTTTCTTGACACTCGGCCTGAATTTTTCTTCGCTGTACCTATCAAATTTGATAGTTGACGCAGGGAGAATAAGTGTTACTTCCGAATTTTTAGTGCCAGATTTCAATCGGGTACTCCAATTTATCGATTGCCTCTTTGAGTACGTGGATTGGTTTTTTCTTCTGGTAGTTCACGAAGTGAGGCGAAGATAGGTCAACCCTTTCTTGTTCGTAGTGCCCAACCAATCCCATAATGATCGCAGGGTGGATATTCAAATTTGTCATCTCGTTGACGAAATTTGACCGCAATGAATGGAATGTTTTTCTGTCGTCTGTAATTTTCAGGAGGTCCAGATAGTCACCAAAACGGCGTGAGATATTCTTTCCGAATCCATTTTTCCCGCCTTCGGTAGGGAGCTTGTCTGGGAAAAATACCATATCATATCCCACCTTGTTGGTGGCTTTGGTTTCATCCAAATAGTCCAAAAATTTCGATTCCAGTATGGCTTTGTGAAATGGAATCTTGCGTACGGAATTTTTGTTCTTGGCTATATCGGCGGTGATATCGAATACCCACACTCCCTCATGCTGGTAGATATGCTGAAAGGTCATGCTCGCAAGTTCATTCTGGCGAGCACCTGTATAGAGGGCAAGGAAGGGGAGCCAGTAATAATCCGGCTTGTCCATGAACTCACGGTAGGTGGACTCATTGAAGATTGCTTGCAGATCCTCGGTGGTCAATTCCTTGTATGAGCGAACCTGCTGTTTGAGCTTGGTTTTGTTTTAGATTTTGACCTTATCAAACGGATTGTCCGCAAAGTAGAGGTTGTTACCTATTGCGTATTCAAACAACGACCGCAGGAAAGATAGGCGAGAATTGATAATACTTGCCGATTTGCCTTCGGCAAGTATGCGATTCTTGTAGCTCACTGCCTCATTGGCGGTGTACTGATTAATATCGTGGTCGCCATAGAACCCTTGGAACTCGCTGTAAATGCGCTCTTTGTCGTAGAGGGTCTTTGGAACGTTGTCGAGTTTTTTTTCAACGAGATAGAGCGACACTACCTCGCTGAATGGTTTGCTCTTGGGTGTAACCCGTTCCCCTTGGGGCATGCCAACGGCAGACCTTTCCAAAGAGGCCCGCGCCGATTGAGCCAATACGGAGTTGATAGCCTCCTGTGCGTATTGTTCTCGCAGGCCCAGCTTGTCCAAAACGGCAGATAGGGTATCCAGATCGTGAGGTTTCACGTCCTTGAAATTCACGCCACCTGTGGGGCTGACTTCAATGTCCAGCTTGCGGAGCTTGTCTGGGTCAAAATCGGGAGTGGACATTGCTAGTTCCATGTTCAACCGTAAGGCGAACAGTCTAGCAATGCGGAAATCCTTTGTCCCCAGAGAGAGGCGGGTCTTGACCTTGTTGCGAATGACTCGCAGGTAGTAGACCCCATGACGGGACTGATAGAGGCGGGGCAACTTGTGCAT